TAATAGGGTTACTCAAATTGAAGGTTTACTCAAAATAATAGGGTTACTCAAATTGAAGGTTTACTCAAAATAATAGGGTTACTCAAATTGAAGGTTTACTCAAAATTAATACCTTACTCAAGTTGAAGGTATTACTCAAAATTATAGGTTTACTCAAGCTGAAGGTATTACTGAAGATTTACAAATGAGTAAGAATTGGTATAGCAATTTAAGATTATTTCATTTTATAATAAAAGGCATGAGTACATATGAAAAAGATGGAAAGTTGATGGCAAAGTTCAATTCTTCACGATCTGATGCTTTTGATAACAAGGGCAAGCAGTTAGCGATGAAATTTTTTAAAATGCTTGGTGGTGAGTCTTACATTAACGATGTAGACGAAAATAATGAGCATGACTACACCAAGCCAGACATTCGTGTTTTCTTTCCATTACAAAATAAAACGATCTATGTAGAAGCTGAAGTGAAGTCTGAGAAGAATTGGTCATTTATAGAAAGTGGGATTGATATACCTATTAGAAAACTTAAGTATGCAGAGAAGCATACAAAAGACGGATTTTTCTTTATGGTAAAAAATGATGAGTCTGAAGTTTTGCTTATACCGATGAAATATCTTCTGATGGCATCCAATGATTGTGGTAAAGAATTTTTGGGTATGGGTATTATTATGACATCAAGTGGTTTTGTGATGCCAGATCATGAATGCCATCGTGTGAGAAAATTATGTAATACTGTAAACAGAAGAGGAGTTGAAGATTTTGTAAGGATTCCAGTAAGGCATGTCTACAGGTATTATAATCCATTCTAGGAAAAGATTACACTTTGAATTCTTTATATGCTTTTCTTTTAGCTTTTAAGAGTTTTGCGATATTGGTATTAATTGGGTTATAGTTTCCATGTGTTTTAAGGTTTAGAGCAATTTGGATGACTTTTTCTTTATTTTGTTGTTCTGTAATATTTGATTCATTCATTGTGGGTTAGCTCATTATGTTAATGGTATTTTATAAAATAACAATATAAGTATAACAATAATTGTTTATAGTTGTCAAGATTGTTTTTAGGTTTTATTGGTTTATTATTGTTGGTTGAGCGAATGTAGGATCGAATTGTGTAGTTTTTAGGAATTCAGATATAAGGTTTTCGAAATCTTTGATCCAATAAGGTATGACTAAAAGTGGGTAGTTATATTTTTTGCAGAAGTTTAATTTTATGAGGTCGTTTGTTTGAACATATTTTAAATGTTCTTCTTTTATAATTTGTGTTTTTCCGTAGATTGGTTGATAATGTTGTTCTCCGTTGTATTCTATGAAATAGTGTAAGTTATCTTTATTGAAATAGAAATCAAAAGGTAGGCACAATTTATTGACACAAAGTTTATGTCTGTACTGTTGTATTGGTTTAATGTTAAATTTTTGGAGTACAAAATTTGTTTTTCTTTCTCCTAATGATGATTTTTGTTTTTTAATTAGCATCCAATCATCTGGTAGTCCATGAGCTTTAGCGACTTCTATATCTGATGGATACCATTTGAACTTAGATTTAGTTCCATTGGTATAGTGTTTGAATGCTTGTCTTTTAGTGCTTAACAGTCTTCCATTTGAAAAATAATTGTCTGGGTAGTTTCCGATTTTTTTAAATTCTTGTGCGAGTGCAATTACTTTTTGATTACTTTCCTTTTCAAAATCAATAAGCAGCATCCAATCATCTGGTAAACCATGAGCTTTAGCGACTTCTATATCTGATGGATACCATGTATATTTTAATTTTGATTTAGTTCCATTGGTATAGTGCTTAAATGATTGTCTTTTATTATTTAAAAATCTCCCAATCCCAATTTTACCATTGGGATAAATTCCATGTGTTTTAAAGTATTGTGCTATTTTAGTTACTTTTTGGTTACTTTCTAATTCAAAATTATTATTGATAATCCAATCATCTGGCAGACCATGAGCTTTGGCAACTTCCATATCTGAGGGATACCATTTGTTTTTACTTTTCGTGCCATTATTGCGGTATTTAAATGAGTGTCTTTTATTGTTTAAAAATCTTCCAAGTATGGTGTTACCATTGGGATAAATTCCATGTGTTTTAAAGTATTGTGCTATTTCCTTTATTGATTGATTGCTTTCTAATTCGAAACATTTACTTATAACCCAATCATCAGGAAGTCCATAAGCTTTAGCGACTTCTATATCTGATGGATACCATTTTAAATTAGTAAAAGTATCGTTATTGCGTTGTTTAAATGATTGTCTTTTATTATTTAGAAATATTCCAAGCATGGTGCTACTATTGGGGTAAATTCCATGTGTTTTAAAGTATTGTGCTATTTCAATTACTTTTTGGTTACTTTCTAATTCAAAATTATTATTGATAATCCAATCATCTGGTAGACCATGAGCTTTAGCGACTTCTATATCTGAAGGATACCATTTTAAATCATGCTTCATACCATTAGTGTGTTTTTTATACATTCTTTTTTTATTTGATAATGAAACTCCAATTTTACAAGTGTAATCAGGATAAGTTCCATGTGTTTTAAAGTATTGTGCTATTTCAATTACTTTTTGATTACTTTCCTTTTCAAAATCAATAAGCAGCATCCAATCATCTGGTAAACCATAAGCTTTAGCAACTTCTATATCTGAAGGATACCAAATAATATTTTTTATACCATTTGTATATTTTTTATATATGTGTCTTTTAAATGCTAATAGTTGTCCGAGTTTAGTATTGCGATTAGGATAATCTCCAAGTCTTACAAATTCTTGTGCAAGTTCTTTTATTCTTTCGTTACTTTCAAATTCACGATCAATTAGTAACATCCAATCGTCTGGTAGACCATGAGCTTTAGCGACTTCTATATCTGAAGGATATATTTTACCTTGACTGGATCGTTTGCTAGATAAGTGTGTGCCTAATAATGTTTTTCTAGAAGGATAAGTTCCATGTTTTTTAAAATATTGTGCTATTTTAATTATTTTTTGGTTACTTTGAAACTCATTGGTAATGGACAGCCAATCGTCTGGTAGTCCATAAGCTTTAGCGACTTCTATATCTGAAGGATATATTTTAGATTTACTTTTAATGGATTTACTTTTAAAGACTCTTCTTTTATTATGTAAAAAATAATATAAATTTGAATTTTTTTTGTAGCATGGGTAATCATTATTTTTTCTATAAAATAAAGCAAGTTTCTTTACCAAGTTATTACTTTTCAATTCCTGTTCATTGGTAATGGACAGCCAATCGTCTGGTAGACCATGAGCTTTAGCGACTTCTATATCTGAAGGATATATTTTAGTAATGGAGTTTCTTTTCTTATGTAAAAAATTATATAAATTTAAATTGTCGTTACAGGATGGGTAGTTATTGTTTTTTCTATAAAAAAAAGCAAGTTTCTTTGCCAAGTTATTACTTTTCAATTCATGATTAGATATTTTGTTCATCGTAATCCACATGGTTAGGTTTACGATTATTATAAGTTTGGATAAGATCTTCGGGCAAGTTTAATTAAAAATCAAATTATTCAAAAATTTATCAGTAGCGATATCCCAACTATATTGTTCAGCATGTTTTCTGCATTCTTGAACATTTAAATTAGAAAATGCATTCAAGATAGCTGTATCTAATATTTCATCACAGAATACTGTTTTTTCATCTTGTAGGTCTAAAGCCCCATTAATTGGGTAAGCAGCTACAGGTAGTCCGCAAGATAGGGCTTCAAGCATAACAAGACCATAGGTATCTGTTTTAGAGGGGAACACAAATACATCTGCATTATGATATGCTTGGATTAGTTCATCTCCAATTTTTTTGCCTAAGAAATAAACATCTTTATATTTTTGTTTGTAATAAGGAAGAAGAGGCCCATCACCTACCACGATTTTTTGTATAGGAAGAGTAGATTGACAGAATGCATCTAGGTTTTTTTCTTTTGATACTCTGCCGACATATAGTGCAGTATTGTTATTGGTTGGATTGCTTTTACATTTAAAGAAATCAAGGTTTACTCCTTTTGGAGATACTTTCATATTGTTATGATTTAGCCAAGATGTTTTATTTATCAAGTTATTAGTGCAGCAAAGTACTTTGGATGATTTGCTATGAAACCATTTAAAATAAGTTCTTGTGATGAATAGTGGTATACTGGTGTAGGACTTTATATATTCTGGGAACATAGTAAGGTAAGATGTGGTGAATTTGATATCATTTTTCAAGCAGAAATTTCTTGTAGCTAGTCCTAGAGTGCCTTCTGTAAAGATATGTACAGCGAAGTTACCAGTGAATAGGTCTTTATCAAATTTAACATTATAAGCGAGTTTAACATCATTGGAGAAAGGGCAGTTAAATGATTTGAATTCATGGCTTGACAAGAGGCATGATTCTTTGATGTTAGCTTGATAGTTGCTTATGGTGGTAGCAACTCCATTGACATCTGGGTAGGAGGTATCAGATACTAGTATAATTTTCTTCATATTTTTCCAATGTAATAGTGCCATTATTGACTAACAAGAATGTTGGTGTTTTTTCAGTCCAGCATCCTGAGTTGAAGTAAGTTCCGTTATTTGCTTCTGGGCAATGTGTATGTCCAACGCAGATCAAGTCACATTTCATTTTATCTTTATATTTAATTGCTTTGGCTTTAACTTTTTCGATACATTTCAAAAAAGTTTTGCTACTCATTTTAGCTAATTTGGCCCAATAGAAATCGTTATCAAGTTTTTGGAGGAAGTGGTATAGGTAATCTGCTATTGCTACTGTTATTGGGTAGTCGGTTATAAAGTCATCAAATTTATCGCCATGGGTACATATGATTTTTTTGTCACCTGATACAAAAATATATTCTTCATGTACATTAGATCCTAGTAGGTGAGATACTATTTCGCTAGGGCCATCATGATTACCATGAATCCAGATTACATCAATTAGAGTGGATAGGTGTCTTAGTTTTGCTAGTATTTTGAAGTGGCTACTTTTGAGTCTTCTGAAATCCCAAGAGTCGAATACATCACCATTGAGTATAAGTTTTTTGGTAGTTGGTAGATTATCAAGAAAGTGGTTTAGATCTTTAGCTTGGCAATTATCGCTACCTAGGTGAATATCAGATATAATGATTGCATCTGTCATACAATATTTACATTAGTTAAATTAGAATATGTTATGTTGTTGAGTATTATTCAAAGTATCTTCACAATTGTTGGTAGTTATTATTTGGTGATTTCCGATACTGTTCCTGTTAGTTTGATATTTTGGATTGGATGCCAATCAGTAATATCATTGCTCATAGCTGGTTTACCTCCAGCGAGTGTATTAACTGCTATAGTTACATGAGGTATTTTGTTATTGCTTTTGAATCCATTTACTTTAACGGCAATAGCCATATTACTTATTCCTATTTCCGATGCTATTAGATTAACTTCTTGGTTGATAAGAGAATCTTCTGGTGGGTTAAGTTTTCCCAAATTGATAGTCATATGGTGAGCAAAAGTCTTCCAATTTTCTGGTATATATTCTTTAAGTTCATCCAATAATTTTTCATGGCTTTGTTGGTTTAAGACAATGGCAGAGTAGGATACTTTTTTATCTTCTCTGTTTTCAATCCAGTTTTTGAAGTTCATTGGGTTACTTTGCAGCTATTGTTTGAGTTAAGTATTTATCGATTAGTTCTTGTATTTCTGGTGTTTTCTTTGTGTAATATTTTACCAGTTTAAATATTTAAACAGTAACTGAGTACCCTATCGATAGACAAAAATCATTAAATTTTGAATAATTTTTGTATTTTATGAAATCTTTATGTTCAAATTTTGTTCTTCCACGAACATGTTTTTTGCTATTGATATCAACTGGTTTTTTATATTGAATGCCAAGATAATCACATAAAATTTCGAGTTGATCTTCTATTCTTATTTTAAGTTCAACTCTTGTATGGTTTTGAATTTTCTGATATCTTTGAATCAAATTTTCCATAGCAGAATTAACATCAAAAACTTCTCCATGATTAATTTGAATGCACAAATGACTATTTAAAACAGAAATTGGATTCCTATAAATTAGAACTATGGGCAATTTTGAAATAGGTTCATAGTTACAATATTCCATAGCAGTGTAATTACTTTCTCCTTTTGCTATTTTGTATAATGGAATTCCATCATATTCAATCATTCCATTTGGTCCGTAATTCCAAATTGAAGTAACTGGATTATAATGTAGCATTTCATGGCAACAAGGAAAGCCGCAATATGTCAAATAATTAGCGGTAAATGAAGTTCCTCCACCGTAATTTCCACAAAAAATATGTGTTAAATTATTCATAATATTCCTATAAAATTTTTATAATTTGTTTAAAGTTCATGATTTACTTTGCAGCTTGTGTTTGAGGTAAGTATTTATTGATTAGCTCTTGTATTTCTGGTGTATTTCCGTGGTATGTTGTTATTAGGTTTGCCATTTCTTTTTTATCGGTTGTATAGTGAAATAGATAATAAGCAATGAGAGGAGATATTTTTAATTTAGATACAATCCATTCTATCATTGCTTTGTCATATCTTTCAAACACATAACGAATTAAGTCGATAATGTTGCTTTCGTAGAATTTTGATTCTTTAGCAATAATTAATTCTATTGTTTTTTTTGCATAAATTGGTTTAATATCATGAATAAGATCTTTAATATTTTTATAAGATATTTTGGGTTTTTTATTTATTATAAGTTTTTTAATTGGTTCTGGATAGGTTGAATATAAAGTCAAATGTCTGACATCATTATCAGAAAGTTCTGGTTTATAATTTACAATTAATTGTGCTATATGATCATTATGACTACCTGCATATCCAAGAAGTTTCAATACATTATCATCAGAAAGGTTTGTTTTTTTCTTTAGGATTAGTTCTGCAATTTTAACTTTACCTTCGTTTGTTGTATAAAAGGCCAAATTTTTAATATCATTATCAGAAAGATTTGTTTTTTTATTGATGATTAGTTCTGCCATTTTGTCTTTATCTGTTGTATTTTTTAGAACTCCTTCAATATTTCTATGAGATTGAAGAATTGCATCCAGTTGTTGGTCAGAAATTTTATTTGGGTTGTATTTTTCTCTTTTGACAATTTGTCCTTTTTTATTTTTATCGATGATATTATTGTCGATAGAGTATAAGACTTTTAAGGCATCTTTTGCGAATACCACACCTTGAGTTGATTCTTGAGGGTGGATTGTGCCAGTTCCATGATCTACGAATCCATCGACACCACATTTTCTAAGATTAGAGTTCCATTCTGATGGTTTGTCATTTGCGATTGCTTTTGTTACAAGCCATAGCATAGAATAATTGCTACGAAGATTATATTCATCTTTTTTTATTTTATCTTCAGCCTCGTAAACTTTTTTGAGCGAGAAAACATTACCACTATAAAGTATATCCATACCTTTTTGTTCTTCATCACTAGGATTCATATGTAATATTTTTTGTGGTCTTGTGAATTCGCAGACATTGAGATAAGGTTGATCTCCTGCGAATGGAACATCCATTTCATTTTCAATGACATAATTTAATGGATAAAAATAAATTCCGATTGGTGTTTTATATTCGCTTTTTGGATTGATCCCAACTTTATCGATTGCGGTATAAGTTACGACAAGGTTTTCTGGATTGGGATGAGTTTTTTGAATATGTTGTAGTGCGAGAAGGGGATCACGAAATTCTTGATCCTTTATCATTATCTTTTCAGTTAGTATTAGCCATTGTTTAAATTTCATAGTTTACTTTGCAGCTATTGTTTGAGTTAGGTATTGATTGATTACTTGTTGAATTTTTGGTGTTTTATTTGTGTGGTATTTATTTAGTATTTGTGCCATTTTTGGTTGGTCTTTTTCATAATCAAGTAAATTTATAATGTTCTGATCAGAAAGTTTGTTTATATTATCTGTTCCTAATAGTTTTGCTATTTGTTCTTTATCTATTGTATGTCGAAGTAAAGTAATAACATCGGCATCAGAAATTTCTGTTTTGTGTTTTATAATTAGTTCTGCTATTTTATCTTTGTTTATTGAATTTATAAGCAGATCATAAACACTTTGATAAGAAAGTTCTAATTTTTTATTTATAATTGCTTCTGCTATTTTATCTTTATCGGATGCACTATAAAGTAAAAGTTGGATTATAGTGCTAGAAAAGTTTGTTTTTTTGTTTATAATTAGTTTTGCTATTTTATCTTTGTCTGTTGTAGTTTGTAACAAATCAACAACATTTGTATCAGAAAGTTTTGTTTTGTATTTTACAATTAGTTCTGCTATTTCGTTTTGTTTAGTTGAATTTTTAAGAAAAACTTTAACATTAGTATCAGAAAGTTTTGTTTTGTACTTTATGATTACTTCTGCCATTTTGTCTTTATCTGTTGACTTTTTAATCAAAAGACTGACATCAAAATCAGAAAGTTCGTTTAGATTTGATCCTAAATATTTTGCTACTGCTTCTAAATTTTTAGAATTTAACAATTTATTAAAAATGCTTTTACCGATTTCGTAATTGTAACCAAATGAAAATTTTTCTCTGTTTGGTGATTTATAAATACTTTTCATACTTGCCTTATCGGTGGAGGTAATCCAGCCAATATTACTCTTTAGATCTTTCATTTTTTGTTCATCGTTTGCATCTGCTTCTGCAACCGCATAACCCAACATTGTTATTGTTTCATCTTTAACTGGTTGATATTTAACTAAGCAGTAGCCATCATTTGCTCCATAATAGATAATTCCTTTAATTGATTTTTCTATCCAATCATTTTGGTCGTAGAATTTTTTTGCTAAAATTGCCGAATAGGTTTCTTTTTCTTGTAGTTCATCGTAGTGTTTTAAGTTGTCGCCTTTTTGACCACCAAATTCCCCTTTAGTTACTTTGTTTAGTAGTCCAAATTTCTTTAATTGACTGCTTATTTTGTAATCATTGCCATGGATTTTTTTTGCTTCAGATAATTCAAATATGAGGTACTTGTCAAGGTCTGTTACTTTAAATTTGACTAATGTTTCGCCATACATTTTCATATAATCGGTAAATTGACTTTCTATTTTATAAGTAGTATAAAGACCACAACCATACCAACAACCTTTACCTGCTCCTGATTTGAAATCAGATGTGAGTATATTTGATACAGAGTCAACATTTGTCCTATGATAGACAGTTGCAGTCTTATTTTGAGCATAAATTTCTTCAGATATTAGCCATTCTTTAAAGTTCATAAGGTATTTATGTGAGTTTAATCGGGAAATAAGTCTTGTGTGTAATAAAAATTTTGTTATATTTTAAATTAAATTAATTGTGTTATTCCTAACAGGAAATGAACATGGAACCAAGAATTATCGGTTATTGCAGGGTAAGTGGCGATGGGCAACATGGAAATGATCAAGATGGCGTACCCCGACAACATCGAGTCATAGAGTCTTGGGCAAAAAAGAACAAACAACGAATTAGCGAATGGATTGAAGATCTTGGTGTAAGTGGAACTTTAGCGTTTGCTGATCGACCAGAATTATCGAAATTACTTGCAAACATTTATCCTGCTGGAATTTTCGTTGTGGAAAAAGCTGATCGTCTTGCAAGGGATCTCATTGAAGGCGAATTAATCATTCGGCATTTTAGTAGAGCAGGTTGGAAAGTCATTTCTGCTGAAACTGGTGAAGACTTAGCAAATTCAGAATCACCAACTGCAATTCTAATGCGACAGCTTACAGGGGCAATAGCGGAATTTGACAGAAGGAACACTGTTGCAAGATTGCGAGTTTCGAGGGAAAGAAAACGAAAAGAAACGGGCAAATGCGAAGGACGAAAAGCCTTTAACAATCAAAGTGTTCTTATGCGAATCAGAAAACTTATGCGAAAGAAAAATGGCACTAAGCCCAGTTTGCAATGGGTTGCTAATCAATTAAATGCAGAAGGAATGATAACAGCTAGTGGGAAAATGTGGACTACTGGAATGGTTTACCACTTCGTTCATGGTGCTGGCTCTAAAGTTAAAAGAGAATCTGGAATATTGTCGCCATCTACACAAAACAAGGAAATTAAAATGGCAAAGAAACTTGTGGTTAAAAAAATACAAGTAAATAACAAATATACTTACATATGTGATAAACCAGTAAGGATAGGAAGTGAGGTTAAATTACCAACTCCTCATTGGATGCGTGAATTTCAAGATGACACATGGATTGGTAAGGTAACTGATTTAAAGAGTGATTACGATGGTGTGTGTGAAAGTGTAATTGAAGTATTAAAAAAATAGGATTCATTTAATAGATATAATAACTTTCAATGGAGATTTAAAATGAAGTCTTTAATTTTGTTTTTGGTTATGTTTTTGGGTATTAGTAGTGTTGCTGAAGCACAGTTCATTGTTGTTTATCCACAAGTTAGATATTACAACAATTATGGTTACAATTACAACAACTACAATTACAATAACTATGGTTATAGAAACTATGGTTACAACAACTACAACAACTACAATTATGGTTACAACAATAACTGGAATAGGTATGTGACACCAAGTGGATACATGCCATTTAACAATCCATATTTTCAGATGGCTACACAGGGAATTGGTAGAGGTTGGTAGTTATTGTTTAAAATATATTTTTCAAAAAATTAAGGTACAAAATGAAATCTTTTTATGAATATGTAAAAGTGCGTGATATTAATGAAGATTACTATGATTCTAGAAAACCCGTTGAAGGTTATGTTGATGCTAATGATTTAGTAGGACAAAGACTCTGGTTTCACACTAATAGAACTCATAAAATTCAGGGTTTAAATGGCATGATTGGTATTTATCAAACTACACCAAGCGGTAGAAAAAAAGGATTGGCTGGCAAATATACAAATGAAGTAAGATTGTCGGAACCTATTTTTTTTCAAACATCGGAATCTGGTGCCAAACAAATTATGGAAAAAGATAAAAGAACTTTAATTGCTGGTGTTTCTGGAAAAGTTGTTCCTACTAATAATGATACAAGCGGTATGGTAAAGATTACTTATAATCCATTCAATGAAGATGCACCATGGTTTCATGCCATTGATGATTCAGAAAATAAAGAAATTGTGTCTGCTTCTGAAGTTTATTTCAATGCTACTGAAAATGGTCAGTGGGATATATGGGCAAAGAATCCTGTTCATGCTTTAAAAACTCTTTAATTTTTTCATTTTTATTTTTATGATATTTTTCTATAATTTGTATTATTTTTGGTTTATCTTTTTCTGGAACTTTTTCATGTAAAAGTGTGATAGAAAACCAATTAAGTCTACTTATATTATCTTCTCCTAATTTTTTTGCTATTTTGTCTTTATCAATTGCATAAGTTAGAATATTGATCATATTTTTATAAGTCATTTCTGGTAATCTTTCTATAAGAAGATTTGCCATCTTGTCTTTATCAGTTGCATATTGAAGAAAATTTTCGACATTATTATCAGTAAGTTTTGTTTTATAATCAATAATCAATTCTATGATTTTATCTTTATCGTTTACGAGTGAGATCATATATGAAACATTACTATCTGTAAATTCTGGGGTTTTTTGAATAATCATTTTTGCCATTTTGTCTTTATCTTTTGCATGATAAATCAAATCTTCAACATCGACATGAGAAATATATGTTTTATATTTTATGATTAGATCTGCCATTTTTTCTTTTTCTGTTGTATTTTTAAACAAGTTTGTAAGATCTAAAGATCTACGAGATTGCAATAAGCCTATAATTTGTTCATCTGACATCTTATTGCTATTATATTTATCTGTTTTTTTGAAGTATGTTGAGTTGTCAATTGAGTGAAGTAGTTTCAAGGCACTGGTAGCAAAAACAACGCATTGGGTTGGTTCGCTTGGATGAATTGTTCCAGTTCCATGATCTACAAATCCATCTATTCCACATTTTCTAAGATTGGCGTTCCATTGTGTGATTTTTCTATTTGCAAGTATTCTTGTTACGATCCACAATTTGGAGTAATTGCTACGAAGTTGGTATGCTGCTCCTTGCAATTCATCTTTTACATAATCATAATAAGTTTTGGCATCAATATACTTTTTATAAAGATCATCTTCTTTTTCTTGATCATATTGAAGATTATTCAGTTTGGTTTTTTTGTGATCTGATAATTTTTGAGCTTTATTGAACATGTCTACTGATGGATTAATTTCTTTAATAGCTTGATCTACTTGTTCTTTTGGAAAAACATTGAGTAGTTCCATTCCATCTTGTTTAGACACATCGGGATTCATATGTAATATTTTTTGTGGTCTTGTGAATTCGCAGACATTAATATAAGGTTGATTTGCAGCGAATGGAACATTCATTTTCTTTTCAATTACATAATCTATAGGATAGAGATAAATGCCAAGTGGTGTTTCATATTTGCTTTCTGGATTAAGACCAACTTTATCGATTTTGGTAAAAGTTACGGCTAGTGTGTTGGGGAAAGGGTGATTTTTTCGAATATATTGTAGTGCAATAAGAGGCTCACGGAATTCTTGATCCTTTATCATTATCTTTTCTGTCAGTAGTAGCCATTCTTTAAAGTTCATTGGGTTATCTTTTTTGAAAAAACACTTAATATAAATTCTTTTATGTATGGAACAAAATCATAATTATTTATTTCATCTTTTGTAATAAATTTATAATTTGAATTTTCATAATCTAATTTTATATTTTGACTTTCTAATTCTCCATAAAAATAATAAATCTCTCCAGCATCAACAGTCATTATTTTATGATCAAAAGAAACATTATTTGGTTTTAATCCTATTTCTTCAAGGCACTCTCTTATTATGGCTTCTTTTGGGTTTTCTCCTTCTTCAATTCCGCCACCTACTAAGCTCCATTTGTTTGGCATCCAAGGAGCAGTAGATCCTCTTTTTAGTATTAAGACTTTATTATCATTTAAAAGTCCTATTACAGATGTTTTAAATTTAGAATGATCTGTATCAGTTGATGTCTCTTCTTTCAGTATTAGCCATTCTTTAAAGTTCATGGTTTACTTTGCAGCTATTGCTTGAGGTTCAAGGTATTTATCGATTAGCTCTTGAATTTCTGATGTTTTATTTGTGTGATATTTGTTTATGATTTGTGCGATTTTTGGTTTGTCGGTTACAGCAACAAGCAAACGATAAACACCATCATCAGAAAGTTCTGGTTCCTTTTTCATAATATATTCTGCTATTTTTTCTTGGTCTTTTGCATATCGAATCAAATCACGAACACCATTTTCAATATCTATTTTTGATAGTTTGTTTATGATTAATTCTATTATTTTGTCTTTGTCGTTTGCTTTAAAAATAAAATAATAAACATTATCCTCAGAAAGCTCTGGTTTGTATTTTATGATTATTTTTAACATCTCGTCTTTGTCATTTACTCTTGCAATCAAATCACGAATAAGAAGATTAGAAAGTTTGCTTATATTGTCTTTTTCTTTTTGCAATATTTCTGCTATTTTTTCTTTATTGTTTGCCTTAAGAAGCAAATAATAAATATTATCATCAGAAAGTTCTGGTTTCTTTTCAATAATTAGTTCTGCTATTTTGTCTATGTTATCTGCATAAGAAAGCAAATGAAAAACATTATGATCAGAAAGTTCTGGTTTCTTTTCAATAATTAATTTTGCTATTATATCTTTTTCCTTTGCATTCATAATTGAAGTGCTGACATCTTTGTCAGAAAGTTTTGTTTTATACTTTATAATTACTTCTATCATTTTTTCTTTATCGGTTGCCTTATAAAGTAAAACGCCAACATTATCTTGAGAAAGTTGGTTTAGATTTGATCCTAATTTTTTTGCTGTGTATTCTACATTTTTAGATTTTAACAATTGATTCATAATATGGACATTGTCATCTTCGCCAAATGAAAATTTTTCTCTATTAGATATTGGTGATTTATAAATACTTTTAATACTTGCCTTATCGGTGGAAATAATCCAATTTTTTGATTTTGGATTTTTAAGTTCTTCCATCTTTTTCATATCATCATATTTTGCAACTGCATAGGCCAACATGGTTATTGTTCCATCTTGGACTGGTTCATATTTAACTAAACAATAACCATCATTTGCTCCATAATAAATAATTCCTTTTACCGAATTTTCTATCCATTTGTTTTTTTCGTAGAATTTTACCGCCAAAACCGATGAAAAGCTTTCTTTTTCTTGTTGTTCATCGTATTCTTTCAACTTACTTTCATCTACTTTGTTTAATACTCCTAATTTCTTTAATTGATCGCTTATTTTGTAATCCTTGCCATGTATTTGTTTTGCCACAGATAATTGAAATATAAGATATTTATCGAGATCTGTTACTTTAAATTTGACTACTGCTTTACCATAAGTTTCCATGTAATTAGTAAATTGGCTTTCTATTGCAAAAGTAGTGTAAAAACCACAACCATACATACAACCTGAACCAACTTTAAAATCTTTTGTGAGTATGCTTGATACAGCTTGAACGCTTTTTTCTTCATCGCAACCAGGACAAGTTCTATGATAGACAGTTGCAGTCTTATTGGGGAAGATTTCTTCAGATATTAGCCATTCTTTAAAGTTCATAGTTTACAACCTAGTAATTATGTAAATGATCCAGTTGATAGAACTTTTTTACCTAAATTTAATTTATATCCGCTGCTGTATTTATCAATGAATTCTTGAATTTTTGGAGTTTTCTTTGTGTGGTATTTGTTTATTATTTGTGCTATTTTGTCTTTATCGTTTGCATCATCATGAAATAAATCAATAACACTTTGATCATCAAGCTTGCTTATGTTGTCTTCTTTTTCTTGTAATCGTTCTGCTATTTTTTCTTTATCGTTTGCAAAATTAAGCAAATATTGAACATCGAAATAAGAAAGTTCTGGTTTATTTCCAATAATTAGTTCTGCTATTTTGTCTTTATCTGTTGCTTTACGAAGCAACAATTCAACATGTTTACCAGAAAGTTTTGATTTCTTTTCAATAATTAGTTCTGCTATTTTATCTTGTTTGTCGGTTGCAAACTGAATCAAGCTATAAATATTCATATTAGAAAGTTCTGGTTTATTTTTAACAATTAATTCTGCTATTTTGTCTTTGTTGGTTGCAGTACGAAGCAAATTTTCAACATTCTCATCAGTAAGTTCTGTTTTATATTTTATAATTAGTTCTGCTATTTTGTCTTTGTCGGTTGCATAATGAAGCAAATGAAAAACATTCCAATCGGTAAGTTCTGTTTTATATTTTGCAATCACTTCTGCCATTTTGTCTTTATCTTCTGCATGATGAAGCAAACCAGAAATATTCTCATCAGAAAATTTGTCTAGATATAATCCTAATTTTTTTGCTGTTTTTTCTAAGTTTTTAGATGTTAAAAAAATATTTTTGACATTTTCGATTTCGCTATAATCTCCAAATGCAAACTTTTCTTTATTTTCGATTGGAGATTTATAAACATTTTTAATGGGTGTACCTAATATACCAACTGATTTAATCCAACCAATATTACTTTTCAGTTCTTCCATCTTTTTCATATCATCATATTTTGCGACTGCATAGCCCAACATGGTTATTGTTTTATCTTGAACTGTTGGATATTTAACTAAACAATAACCATCTCTTGATCCATAATAGATAATTCCTTTTACCGACTTTTCTATCCAATTATTTTGTTCATAGAATTCATATGCCAAAACTGATGAAAATTTTTCTTTTTCTTGTCGTTTATCGTAATATTCTAATTTACTTTCATTTACATTTGGTTTGTTTAGTAGTCCTAATTTTTTAAATTGACTGCTAATTTTATAATCATTGCCATGTATTTGTTTTGCCTCAGACAATTGAAATATGAGGTATTTATCGAGGTCTGTTACTTTAAATTTGACTAATGCTTCGCCATACATTTCCATATAATCGACAAATTGGCTTTCTATTTTATAAGTAGTATAAAGACCACAACCATAAGAGCAACCTGCACCTGCACCTGCTTTAAAATCAGATGTGAGTATGCCTGATACATCTTTGAGACTTCTTGTTCTATGATAGACTGTTGCGGTCTTATTGGGGAATATTTCTTCAGATATTAACCAATGTTTAAAGTTCATAGTTTATTTTGCAGCCATTGGAATTTGTGGGTATTGTTTTTTAAACCAATCCATATATTTTTGATTAACAATAACTTTTTTATTTACATCTCCAACTCCAATAACATGAGCTTGTACATCACCAGAATCATTTACACTTAGGTTTGGTATAAACATTGCCATCATTTTCATAGTTTCTGGTGGTGGCACTATAAATCCTCTTTTTTCTGCCATGCTTGCTATACTATCACTTACAGCACCCCAAACAGGTTTGTTGAGATTATCAACAAGACTTAATCCTTTTAGAATAGCTCTAGTACTTCCTGCAACTCCTGTTAATTTTACTAAACCTGAATTTTGAAATCTAACACAAACAAATCCTGCTGCTGGATCATGTTCAGATTCTGGTGGTATTCCAAAAAAAGTCCATGATCTTGATCTTCCAAGGAATGTGTTCATATCCCATGCTTTTCCTGTTGATTTAAGATAAGACTCAACAAAAATATTGTAAACCCATTCTGGCACAATGTTCTTATCACTTAATGTAAAACTTTGTGGTTCTGTATTTTCTAATAACCATTCAATAAATGTAATCATATATAATTTTTCCTATTTATTTTTTAGGGGTCGGCAAACTATCAATAAAGTCTGAAACTTCTTGGCCTTTATAATTAAAGATATCTCGTGGATCATCTGTGACTACCTTCGCTGCCGCCTTAACTGCTGGTGCCACTACATCTAATGCACTTTTTGCAACACTACCACCAGAATTTTTAATTTCATCAGAACTAAATATAAATGATCGAAGGGTATAACCAGCACTAACAGCCTCCCTTCTTGCATCTTCAGCATCTTTTGGATTTAGTCCAGAATCTCCAGCAGCAGAAGATAAAGCTTTTAATTTCACGAAAATACCATTTACAAAAGAATTGTGCTTCAATTGATATTCATTAAAACGATTCATTAATTCAGAACTATTGTAGGTTGATATAACATCTTTTAAATCTGCTATTCGGTCTTGATCATTTCCCATTTTAAACAATAAATGCCACAAAACATCTTTCGCCTTGTCAGATTTTTCAGTTATTGCTTGTTTTAATATTTGTGCATGAAGCGTATTATCATAAAAATCTGTTTTCTTCATTGCATCTATCAAATCTGGATTTCTAATCAAATTTGATATCTTTGATGGATCAAGAGAATTTGCAGCATTCTGAAGTTTGTCTCCCAATATATCATCAGTTTCTTTTTGTGGAACCCCAACTTTTTCAGCAACTTTTCTAATATCATCACTTTCGGCTGCTGACAATTTTCCTTGAATCATATCTGTGACTTTTTCTGTTGCTTTAGCTCCAAGTTTACCGACATAATAACCTATGATTACACCGAACAAGACTTTGCCAGTAGCTACCGGATTGTTTGCTATCATTTTCATAACACTAGAAAATAATTTGGCGATACTAGAAATTGAATTTGATATAATGCTAACTCCAGCACCAGCACCATAACCAAGACCTTTACCTAAAAATTCTCCAACTCCTCTTGCATCTTCTTGGTACTCATTTTCCAAATAAATTTTTTGGTATAAGTTTATATCTTTATTTCTTAAGAATGAATTGAATGAGTCAAATGAATCTGCAACTACTTTAGGAGTTGCGGCTGTTGGGTTTTTACTTTTCCAATCTACCCACATTTTATCTAATTCTTCGACTGTTTTGCCAGTTAGTTTTTCCCATGCTGTATCATACATTTTGTTGGCTAAATTTGTCGCAACTCTTCTTAGTGATAAAGCGAGAATATATGCAGGAAGAGCAGCGGGTGCAGTTGCTGCAATACCAACAATCATAGCTGCTGTAACTGGTGATATCCCAACTTTGTCTGCAAATTTTTGTGACACATTTGCGACTATTTCAATAGTTTTTAAAATCCCTGGGGTAAGAAACTTTCCAAGTTCCTCAACATCTTTGGCACCTTTGTCATATCCTTGCTTTAGACCTGTAGAAAGTCCACCTGCAAAGTTCTTAGCACCTTGAAGAATTGGTGATTTAGATGGATCGAGAAAATCCATTTCATTTAGATCAACGCAATAAGATTCTGAATAAGTAGTTTGTCCTATTTGACTTCTTAAGCTATTCCACCATTCTTGTTCTGTAATAATTCTTTGATTTGTGTAGTGTGACATAGATCCTCATATTTGTTGATAATATGGTATCTATGTGGTTCGATGAAGGAAATTAATGTTACATATGCACTAATTTTTCTATAATTTTGCTATCTTTTTCTAATAGCCATTGTAGTCCAAAATGAATGGGTGATGGCCAATTTCCAAATTCGACCCATTTATAATCTTGAGTTTCCCAATTTAAACATGGAGTGAATTCTTCATCTATTATTCCCAAGAAATTGTGATATTTAAATACAAACCAATTCATGGTTGATAATTTGATTAGTTCGATATTTCCATTATATCCAGATTCTTCTCTTAGTTCTCTTTTTGCTGTTTCTTGTGGAATTTCATCAGGGGAAGAAAAACCTCCCCAAGTTCCCCAAGTATTTGGTTGACCAACTTGCTTAGACCTATGAGGAAGCAGTATTTTTTTTGTGTTTTTGGCCAAAATGATACATCCAGAACCTTGTTTTACAAATTGCATGTTTTTCCCAATACTGTTAAAAATAAATTACCTAAGTAACTATAGCAATTAATTTTTGATAGTAAAGTTAGTCGAAGTCACTACTGAAGCGAATTCTTTTTCTTCTTTTTAGTTCTTGGTTTATCATATCTTGTACTTCTGGCGATTTCTTATATCTAAAGGCATCCAAACTAGTGAGTGATTTCAAAAATGAATATGGCTTATCAATCAATTTTACCATTTCATTTATATCTTTTGCATTTCTGATCAAAATAGAAGCTTCTTCAAGACTGAGTTGTTTTTTAATTTTAATCAAGGTCATTGCCATTTTTAATTTGTCTGTTGCGTATTGAACAAAATATTGAAATGCCACTATAGAAATTTCTTGATTTTTTTCTTTTAGAATTTGGATAATATCATTTATAGTTTTATCTTTATCTTTTGATCTGTCGAAAATCCATCCTATGACTTTGTCATGAACTGGATATTTACTTTGTCTTAAATTATTTAAAATAAGTTCTAAAATTTCAGTATTATCTTTTAGATTAGAAGTCAAATAAGAAACATCATCACCAGAAAGATTTTCTTTATATTTTATAATTATTTTTGCCATTTGTTCTCTTCTATCAATTGCATTATCAAGCAAAGAAGAAATATTTTTATCAGAAAGTTTGCTTATATTATCTGATCCTAACCGTTCTGCTATTTTGTCTTTATCTTTTGAATAAAAAAGCAAATGAAAAACATTACTATTAGAAAGATTTGTTTTTTTGTATCTTATAATTAGATCTGACATTTTGTCTTTATCAGTTGCAGTACCAAGTAAACTATAAACATTGCTATTAGAAAGTTCTGGTTTTTTTCTTATAATTAATTCTGCCATTTTTTCTTTGTCATTTGCCTTAAGAAGCAAATTTTCAACAGTATCATCAGAAAGTTTTGGATTTTTGTTTAGAATTATTTCTGCTATTTTTTCTTTATCATTTGCAAATTGAATCAAATTAAAAACATTATTATCAGAAAGTTCTGGTTTCTTTTCAATAATCAATTCTGCTATTTTTTCTTTGTTGATTGCAGCATAAATCAAATCACCAACATTTTTGTCAGAAAGGTTTGATTTCTTTTGGATAATTAGTTGTGCTATTTTGTCTCTGTCTTTTGTATTTACAGCCAAACTATAAACATCACTATCAGAAATTTCTTGATGCTTTTCAATAATAAGTTGTGCTATTTTGTCTTTGTCAGTTGAATAAGAAATCAAATGATAAACATTATTACGAGAAAATTTTGGGTTGTAGTTTATAATTAGTTCTGAAACTTTGTCTTTGTCTTTTGCATTTCTAAACAATGAAACAAGAATTTCGCCATAAAGTTCTGGTATGTATTTTATAATTACTTCTGCCATTTGGTCTTTGTCACTTGCTCTATCAAGTAAATCAGAAATATCTTTATCAGAAAGTTTTTTTAAATTTGATTCTAATTTTTTTGCTGTTCGTTCTAAGTTTTTAGAATTCAAAAAAATACTTTTGACATTTTCAATTTCAGTATTGCTGCCAAACGCAAGTTTTTCTTTCATTTTTTCTGGAGCCTTGTAGGTAGTTTTAAAAGCTGTGCCTAATGTTCCAACCGATTTTATCCAACCAATATTACTTTTTAGTTCTTCCATCTTTTTCATATTATTAGGTTCTGCGACTGCATAACCCAACATAGTTATTGTTCCATCTTTAACTGTTGGATATTTCACTAAACAATAACCATCATTTGCCCCATAATAGATAATTCCTTTTACCGAATTTACTATCCAACCATTTTGTTCATAGAATTGTTTTGCTAAAGCTGATGAGTATTTTTCTTTTTCTTGTTGTTCATCGTAATATTTTAATTTAATTTCATTTACATTTGGTTTGTTTAGTAGTCCTAATTTCTTTAATTGATCGCTTATTTTATAATCCTTGCCATGTATTTGTTTTGCCACAGATAATTGAAATATGAGATATTTGTCTAGTTCTTCCACTTTAAATTTGACTACTGCTTGACCATATGTTTGCATATAATTGGTAAATTGGCTTTCTATTGCAAAAGTAGTATAAAGACCACAACCGTACATACAACCTGAGCCAACTTTGTAATCTTTTGTGAGTATACTTGATACGGCTTTGACGCTATCATCTTTATTGCAATCTTGACATGTTCTATGATAGACAGTTGCGGTCTTATTGGGGAATATTTCTTCAGATAGTAGCCAATGTTTAAAGTTCATAGATTTATTTACACAACAAATAAGATAAAATCCACTAAATAATGTCATTACAAGTTAAGAGTGGGGATAATTATGAAATTCAAAATTTGGTTAGAAAATGACGAAAATAATGATGCCATTAAGAAAATGGAAAAATATGCAATTGAAGGTAAATTTGAAAAGTTAAAGCAATTATATGAAGAAGCATTAAGTGCAAATCATCTTACAAAAGATCAGTATAGAAAGTTGAAAGATACATTTGAAGATTCAACTAGTGATCCATATCTTGAAGAGTTTGCAAAATTTTCCAAAGAATATGATAAAAGAGAATATGAAAAAAATAAATTAGATCCCACTAATTATGCTCCACATTTCATATTAAAATCTAATCTGGAACATGTTTTTATAAGCGACTTAAGGTGGGCAAGCGGTTCTAAGAGATATAGTTTGCTAACTAAAAAATCAAATCAGAAATATATTGATTCATTCCCAGAAGAAGTGCAACAAGCCTGTAAGGGTATGTTGGCATATTCTATGGATTATATAGAAGCCAAGAAAAAGATAGATGATCTTAAAGAAAAAGTAAAGACTCCAGCAGATTTTAAAGCGATGAAAAAAAGTGAAGATGAGGAACGCAAGAAAAAAGAATTGTTCATGAGACCTCTAGCATCAAAAATGGCAATGGGCAAATTATCGACTCAAGTCGAACAAGTGCTAGAAAGCAAACAACAAGAATTTATCGAAAGTTATAAAAACGATCTATTAAATAAATTTCAAATTAATTCTGAAAAAGTAAAAAATTACAAAATTTCAAATAAAGATGATATGGTAAAGATAATGCGTCAATTTATGTATTTTAGAGCTTTTCAAATTTGACTATAAAAATTTGACTATAGAAAAAGTAGAAAATACAAATGAAATTGTAAATAAGCTATCAAAAAATAGATGGGATTCAATGTCGGGATTTTTCAAATCGAGAATGATCAATAAAATAGGCCCAATTGTTGATAAGAAGGCCAAAGACAATAGTGATTTTACAATGAAAACAATAGAAATTTCTATTGATGGTGGAAAACTTGTAGGTAGATTTAATTTCAATTTTACAGACCAGTCTTCATTCAATGTAAAACATCAAGTTGTAGGTTATATTAACAAAAACAATTTAGGATTTTATAGATTCCCAACACACTTTCAAAATATAAAAACTGCTGATGGAACTGCATATAACTTTTTGTCAGAAGAAGAAATGTACAAAAAGTTTGCAGACATTGAAAAACCAAAAGAAATGCCAGAGGAAAAAATCTAACAAAAAATAGATTCTACTTTAATATTTCCATTACAATTACATGGAAAAAGAACTGCCACATCCACAAGTAGACTTAGCTTGTGGATTGTCTATTTTAAATCCACGAGAATTCATATCATCAATAAAATCTATAGTTGCATCTCCGATATACATAGCACTTCTTTTATCGACTATTACTGATATGCCTTTGATTTCATATAATTCGTCTAATTTTTGATTTACCTCTTTTTCTATTGTTAGTTTCGATTGGAAGCCAGAGCATCCACCACCAACAACTTTTACTCTTACATGAAGCTTTTCTTCTGTAGCTCCTTGGTTTCTTTCTTCTTCAATTGCAAGATTTATTTCTTTTACTGCTTTTTCTGTTATTTTAATTGCCATTTTATTTCCTTTACAATAATTCTTTTAACTTTTGTCTATTATTCATTTCAATAACTTAATCAAAACCTTCTTCTGGTGCGATTTGTTAAAAATAACTCATCATCCTATCTAAGACTTATGATAGAATATTTTTTATCAATTTCATAGCAATTTATTTTTCAATAAAACAAAAGGATCGTTAATATAAATGTCATCAGTAAGCTTAATTCCATTTGTTCTATTTAATTCGCCAAATGAATCGCCAAATGGAAAATCATCACTTTCTGCATACTTAGTCTTGAAGTAATTAGAATAAATCATTTTCATTTGAACTATTTTATCATGAACAGTATCTGCGTAAGTTGTATGATGCATTATTGCTTCTTGTGTTATTCCGCCATGAGGTCCATTTATAAAAAATTCTCTTGGCATCAAAGCGTGATTTACATTTGCATCGTGAATAATCTCATTTAAGATATCTTGGTCGGCATATTTAGGTTTTTTTAATTTTAATTCTTCTTTTATAGAACATATAAGTTTAATTATATTTTTAGTGTTTCTTAAAATGTAATAACCACCGTTGTATTTATCGGAGTCAAATTCCTTTGTTCCACAGAAATCTAATTTTTTACATTCCATAAAATCTAAAACTCTAAAAGTATTCATTGGGTTTAAATATTGAATATCCAAATCATTAAAGACCAATAATTCTCCCTCTCTTAATTCGTTTAAATTTTTTATTATAAAGTCTAATTTTTGCACCGCAGCTTCATACCAAGAAGGAGTTCCAAATCCAAATACATTAAATTCTTTTAAATCAATTTTACACAAACAAACTTCAAAATAATCTAAATATTTTTCTATTGATTTATTGTAAATGTCATAAATATTTTTAAAATTATCAGACCAAACACCCACAAGTTTTATTTTTTTGTTCATAATCACCTAAAAACATGAAATTAAGTTTTTGTAGATGTATTATAGTTAGGTATTTTTTATTGTACATGTTAATTTCCTTTTGTTTTAAAACAAAGAATCTATAATTGGTGGTGGCTCATCCCATGCTGAAGTCTTAGATGTAGTTATTGGTTTTGGTTTAGAATAAACTTCTGGTTGTTTATCTTTTAATTGTTTTTTATTTGATTTTGGCTTTGGAAATTTTGCAAAGAATGCATCCAATTGATTGTTGTTTTCCCCGCCATCGATAAACTCATATTTTCCTCCCTGACCCAATTCTTGTTGCAATATTTGAGTAGCAGTCTTTCCTTCGATTGGCTTAATATCTGCAATTTTTCCATCAACAATTATATATCTTATTCCGTCTTTAAGTTCTTTACCAAATGGAGCCACTACAATGAACGCCCCATCTCTGTAAGCTGTTGAAGCTCCAAGTCCCGATCCTACTCCATTTATATTATTTGTTAGTGGTGCTGTATGATTTGGTGCCTTGTTTCTTTTAAGCATTTCTATTAGTGACTTTATTTGAAAACCAAGACTAATTTTAGCTAATCCATGTGCATCCAACTGTACATTCAAATCATCATATTTTGGCAATAAGTAAAAAAGAGTATCTTTATCGCTGTATCGATTGTAGTTACCGACAGATCTCATCAATGGCTTTAAATTATCTGGTAATTCTTGGTTCCATATTTCAGAAACATCAATCGATTCATAATATTGATTCTCTGTAATAATACCAGCTAGGTACAATTTGTAATTAGGATAGTTTTTATTGTACATTGAAGAAGTTGTCCTTTTCCATTTGATCAAGTTTATCGCTTATATCTTTTCCTTTTAATCCAAGGTGTGCCACATCTGCACCAGTGTATTTAGGCTTGTGTTCAAATAATCTCTTAGATTCATTCTCAAATCCGAAATGACTCATGAATGATTCTATGGACTTATAAGTAACTCTCTTCATTTCTCTGGATATATCATGAATTTTGTATTCGTGGCTCATTGGATTCTTGAACATGTTATATGCTTTTAAAATTATGATCGCAGGAGTAAGAACATCGTGTTCGAATTTGTATTGTATCAGCATATCAGACAGCTTCCTATTAGGAACTTCTTCACTAAGGATGTAAGCAATCATAGCAGAAAGATTATTGTTCATTTGATCAAGAGGTTCCAATTTTGGAATTTTTATTCTTTCTGGCATGATATTATGAATGAGATCCAAATCTTTTAAAGACTTGATGAAATTAGCTGGAGATTGACTTTGCTTTAAACCAGAAAGAAATTCTTTGTTGATTCTTTCCTTGCTGACATTTTCTAAGTTTTTGAATTCAGCTATTGCCATTTTGGTTTTATCGTCAAGATGACTCATTATATTGTCACGATTGTATCTGTTAAAGAATCTAACTACACGCAGAACTCTAAGTTTGTCTTCATAGAATCTTTGGAATGGATCTCCGACCACACTTGTGTGTTTGTTCTTTATGTCTTTAATGCCTTTTCCGTCATTATAATCTTTTACTTTTTTGTTTATTGTATCATAGAACAAAGCGTTATAGTTCAAGTCTCTTCTTTTAGTATCTTCTTCTGGTGTCGCTCCAAATTCTGTTTTTTCTGGTGTTCTTGAATTGCCAGAATAGACTTCCTTTCTGAAAGTTGCTATTTCAAATTCATCTTTCTTTTTTCCATCCATGTCTTTAACAATGATGGAAAGGACTCCTTGGTCTATTCCCTTCTCGAATATTTCTAATTTAAATCTTCCATTGGCTATGGTTGTATTATGAATTATTTTTCTTGTTTCTTCTGGAAGTGCGTCTGTTGCTAGATCATAGTCGTTTATGTCTTTTTTCATGTCGTGAAAATGATTAAAGAGATGATCCCTTACAGCACCACCGACTACATAGCATGTTTTGCCATGTGCATTCATGATGTGTGCTATTTCTTCTAATTCCTCTGGGATCGACATTTGAGTGTCTATAGTTTCTAATTCTTCAGAAAATAACCATTGTTTAAATTTCATGTTAAATTTCTTGACTCACATTTTTAAGTGCTGACAAATTTGGTAACTTGCTAGGCAAATGAGGAGCAGCATGCAAACCAATATCGACTCCTTTAGAAACCTCGTTACCAACATTTTTCATGATTGAAAGTAATTCACTTTGATCAACACCTCCAACACCAGCAAGAGAAGATGCGACAGAATCTAAACTATCTTTGGCATAAAAATTAGTTGCATTTCCAATACCCGATCCAATCACATGTCCAACAGCAAACAAAAATAATGCTTTTGCCAAATATCTTTTGTTATTTCCTAAAAACAACATAATATCACCAATAGATTTTTCTGCCATTGTTCTTAATTTTGAATAGTATTTACTTGTTTTTCCAGCAATGAATCCAGCACCGCCACCAATTGTTTCGCCAGCTTTATCCATAGCACCAGAAATCATTTTTCCAGTTCTATCAATAAAAGATGATTCTGCCATTGCTGGAACTTTTCCAACTGTCATATCAGTAACTTTATCGAATCCTTTTGCAGCGTAATGAATTATTTCATCACTTACAACTTTTGATAATAAAGCAATTGGAATTGCAGCAGCACCACCAGTCATACCAGCAGCTATTAAAGTGGCAGCAAAAGGCAAAGACAAACCAAGCTTATTTAATTTATCGGACATTGACTTTCCAACATTTATTGCTTTATGTGCAATTTCTTTTGCTTTTTTATATTGCTCATCTGTTTGGCTTGCGTTTTCTTTTTCATCACCTTTTGCACTTTGATAAGATGCTTGAAATCCTTGTTTCATTTTATCAAAAAAAGCTTCGTTAACATTACGATGTTCAATATATTGTGAAAATGTTTTCATATTTATCCTAAAAATTAATTGGCTAATTTATATACAAATTTATCTAATTCTTTTTTTGTTTCTGGGTTTTTTTGAACAAATTGATTTAACATGTTCTTGGCCTTTGGATCTTTTGATATTTCTTCTAATTGTTTGATTCTTATTTCATCAAACTTAGACATAGTTTTTCCAATACCAGTTTTCAAACCAGAATAAAATGGTTCTACTATTTTTTTCAAAACATTCATGGTTCTGTCGAAGCTTGTGTCTGTAGGTATTTCACGATTATAATTTCTTTCGAATTCATAACCAAAAGCATAATCAGCAGCTTTCAAAGAATTGGTTGAAAGTTTTTTAACGAAATCCCAAAGTCCAGAACCGACACCAGAAATTCCAGATTCTATTCCAGCAGTTGCTATATCCATAAGTGATTCGTCATAAAACTTAGGATCTCTTTGTTCTAAGAACTTTTTAAATGTATATTCTTTCATAAATTTATATATAAAATAAAAGGAAATAAACATGAACAAATTATTGACAATTGGCTTTTTAACTTTTGTTTCAAATTTTGCTATATCTCAAGAACCAAGATATAGATTTATATTACCTCCTGCTCCGCCAGCACCACCAGCATTAAACAATACAGTTAAAGCACAGATTTCTAATCAAAACATTAATTTCAATACTGGAAGTAGTAGTGGATTTGGTGGCGGTTTTGGAGGTGGTGGCTTTCAACAAAATACAGGTGGGATTCAAGGCACTGCCCAATACACACAAAATAATACCCTAGGCATGCAAATCTCGCAACTTTATCAAATTCCACTTTCTACAGGTGGTAGTAACATGGGTGGCGGTTTTGGTCAATTTGGTGGTGGTCAATTTGGTGGTGGTCAATTTGGTGGTGGTCAATTTGGTGGTGGTCAATTTGGTGGTGGTCAATTTGGCGGTGGTCAATTTGGCGGTGGTCAATTTGGCGGTGGTCAATTTGGCGGTGGTCAATTTGGCGGTGGTCAATTTGGCGGTGGTCAATTTGGCGGTGGTGGTGTCAATACAACTATGGGTGGTGGATTCGGTCAAGGTGGTGGATTCGGTCAATTTGGAGGCACTGGCGGCCAAGCTGTAGGTATGAACAATCCTTTTTATCAAATGGCAATGCAGGGTATTATGTCTGGTGTAGGTGGTTTAGCATTTCAGAGTGGTAGCGGTGGGAATATGGGCGGACAAAATATGCAAGGTCAATTTGGTGGTGGGAATATGGGTGGTGGATTTGGTCAATTTGGCGGTGGAAATATGGGCGGTAATGGATTTGGTCAATTTGGTGGTGGTTTCAACAATGGTGGAAATGGTTTATAATTATTTTTCGATTTCTTTATTCAACTTTTGTTTGATAGATTCTTTTTCTTCTGGATTTATATTTGCCAATTGATTGTTTCCGAAGTTAGCAATATTTTGTTTATAGTAAGCATCAAATTCCTTGATTGAAGAAATCCCTTGTTGTTCTCCCTGTGCTGTTTTTATTTTATAAATTACTTCATCATTATCTACAATCCACTTCGCAAATGGCGAATTAAAAATTTCTGGGAATGGCAAATTGTTTTTTGATATCTCATCTTTTTCATCTGCCATGTTTTTTGTATATTTTTCTTTAAATTGTTTTGCCATTTCTGGTGTTATATGTTGAGAAAAGAATTTTTGATATATTGGCAAGAAGTTATTTACATGAGCGATTCCATTTTGATTTCCGCCTTCTCCTGCAACTTGATAATGTATTTCTCCATCACCTGCTATAAAGTATTTGCCAAAACTTCCATATGCTAATGGCGGAAATTGAAAGGCATCAATATTTATCTTTTCTATTAAAATTTGTTTTTTTAAAAAAGACTGAAATGTAATCATATCGCCTCATTAATTACTTTTAAAATTTAAAATATTTGGATCTAATTTTTTTTTGTCTGAGCCAAAAGTATCTTTTAATCCATCCCAGTCTATTGGTTTTGGGCTTTCTTTTGGTGTTAAAACAGTACGCTGATTGCCTTGCCAATCTTTTTCTTGTGGGTTTTCCCAAGGATTACCACCATCGGGATTCCCAAATGTTCCACCAGTTTTCTTAAATAAATCCTTCATATATTGACCTACTTTTTCCATTTGATCTTCCGCAAGCTCTCCAGTTTTTGAAACAATAGCACCAATATAATCACCAATAGCACCAGCAAAATCTTTTATTGCATTCCAAGCTTCCATTAATATTTTCCAAATGGTGTTTCCTCCAAGACCCAAAATATACATCAATGCTTTGTAAGCCATTTGCCCCGTCCAACTGAGTAAATCTGTGATAACTCCATGTTGCAATCCAAGATATAACAATGCTCCAACAACTACAACTATACCTAATTTTTTTACTGCACTTTTCAAAAATTCTTTGATAACAATTTTTTTATCTTTGTCTTTAATTTCTTCTTCTATTTTTTGGGGTTTTATTCCAATTATTTTTTTTAAAACTGACATTCCGAATTTCGTTACATTATATGCTGCTGACAAACCAGCCTTTGCCGTTTTGTACGCACCAATTGCAGCTAACGATAGAATTTCATTTACTTGATCTGATTCATTCAAACAATAGATATCTTTCATTTTTAAAGAGTTTAATTTAACGAATTGTTTCTCAACCAAGTACAAATTAAAACTTTTCATATTAATCATATTGCCTCATCAATTATTTTTTAGATATGTTATCTAGCCAACAATGGTGGAAATGGTTTATAAAATATTTAAAAATCTTCCATGTAAGTATCAAATGATTCTGGATCACTATCTATTCTGCTAACAACAATGTCATCATTGTCGAATTTAACATTAGGTATTTTTTTCCAAGTATAAGCTGCACCAGTCTCATATGTGCTTGGATAAATATCAATTTCATAAACACCCTCTTGAAATTTTCCAATTGTGTAAACATGTTGTGTTCCAACTGTAGCAGAAACTGTAGCTGCATCAATTCCATTATCATTTAAAACACTTGCGATTTCATCTGCGATATTATGACAAATGCCACCACCACCATATTCTTCATCATGTCCTTGATCATCTTGTTTCCAATTATCATAAATATGTTGAGCTTTTGATATTATCATTGGCTTTAAAGATTCTATTTCTTTTATAGATTTTAAAGGTTGTTCGCTTTCAATCCAATTTTTAAAATTCATGATTTTTCCTCAAAGTTTCTTTTAGTAATGTCTCCTGTAAGAACCAATGGATCTCCATTACTATTATTAGCAAGTGTCATGTAAAAATATTTTCTTTCTTTGTTAGGAACTTCTAACTTTCTCCATATCTTTGAAACATAATTGTGAAAATCTTCTTGATTAGATATATCTGCAATAACAAATTGATTTCCATTATGGCGAGTAATTACAACTTGTCTTCCAAAGACTGGCTTTGGCAAGTCTTGCAATTCTGGATAATCTTTTTCTAATAGTTCTTTAATTTTCTTTTTAAATTCTTGCATTTCGCTAGGATCTATTAATGTTATGTGAGGGTTGCTTATTTCTGTTGCACCTTCTGGTAATGATTCTATTGGTGGATTTTTAGTCTTGTAAACTAATCCATTAGAGCTATCCAATACACTTACAGCCCTTTTACGATTAGGATGCATAAAGACATTATCGAAATTTTCATTAAACCAATTTTTAAAGCTTTTCATAATTTTATATATTGTTTTGATCATATATAAAATCAAATATTAAGAAGGGAAAAATTATGAATTTTAAACAATGGTTTTTTAACGAAATGGAGATAGCCACATTAGATAAAGAGAAAATTTATCCTTATGGGTCTTCCGATGAAATAAAATTGGGTCAGCCAAAAAGCAGTAAAGTAAGTGGTTTTTGTCTACACAATCCAGAAATAAATGCATTTGCTCAAAAAAATTCAACAAATATGTTTATAGTTTTTGCATTTGTTTTTTACACAATTCAAAAAGAGTGGCAGATAGTTCATCAAACATTTCCAGATTTTTTAAAATGGGTTTTTGAAGATGCGATACATAAAACAAAAAAAAATAAGATAAATGCTTGGGATTATGCTGGCCAATCGTTTGCAAAACAGGCAAATCTACTTGGTTCCAAAAAAGGAGAAAGTAAGGCGAGATATCTCGAAGAATTATGGGAAAAAAAAGATACTATTTATAATGGTATAACATCGCTCATGAATAAAGGTGAATCTACTTCCTTATCAGATTCTTCTGATTTTAAAATTTTCGAGTATATTGTAGACAACATAAAAGGACTTGCTGCTGTAAAAGCTGCTTTTGCAACTCAATTAATCATAGGAAAATATGGATGTGTAGATTCTGTTAATATGAGAGCGTATGACAAAATGATTCGTGCCGATATAGAAAAAGACCCAAAAAAATCTGGCTTTAGTTTAACCACTAAAAAAAGTAAGACCAAAAAAGACGCTCTTGGTAATTTTGTAAATATAACCGACAAAAAAGGTAATACCGTCACTGATACAAATGTAAAAACAAGTGGTATTGGTTTGAAAGGATATGTTAGTTTTCTTGATGCCTTGCAAGACTTATATGGCGATAGCATTTCTAAAATCATGTGGGATGATTGGTGCAAAATAGTAAATGACAAAATTATAAAATCTAATGACATTGGCGATTCAAATAAAATAAAATTAAATGTTAATGATCAAGAATTTAAAATAAACCCATACAAAGTAAAAAGCAATACAAGAGACATGATTGACAAAGAAAAGGGATTTTTGCAAAAAGTAGATCCAGAAGGTACAGGTTCTGGAATTAGTTTGGCCCATTTGCAATCAATCAAAGCTGGAGAAAAGTATGGAGAAAAATTCGATATTGCAAAAGTATTGGAAAAAATTAAGATTTTAAAAGAATATATATTATCACAAAACATTCTATAAAAAGGAAAAGTCATGAGTCAATATTTTAATCAAAAACCTATCAGTGAAGCGACATGGTGGGCAAGTGTGATGGATCAACTTGGAAATGTAAGCAAAAATCCTAATTTGTACGAAGATATGGACGCACCAGCACCATCACCATCACAATCACCAGAAGATGAAATGAAAATAGGTCATGGTTTAGACAGAAAGTTAAAAATATTTTTAGATGGATTAGATAAAACTGATTTAACTAGAGCAAATTTAAAAAACTTGGCAAAAACCTTGATAAACTCATTACACAAAGCAATGGTAGATGATGAAGGAATTCAAGATTCAAGTGCAAGAACTATGCTTATGAAAGAAATTAAAGCAGCTTTTCAAGAAGTTCCAGAAGAAGAATCAGCAGAAGAAGGTCAAGAATTTAAAGGACAATAACCTCAACGATGATATCATTTATCAAAAATCTATTCGGACTTAGGTCTAGTATCAGAAATCTATTCGATCTTAGATCCGGTAGGTGGAATGGTCGTAGAAAAAAATGGCTGACAGAAAATGATAGTTGTATAGCTTGTGGAAAAAAAAGTTCACTTCATGTACACCATAAGATTCCGGTTCATATTGATGAAAGTAAAGAGCTTATTGAAGATAATCTATGTACTTTGTGTGCAACATGTCATTTTGTTTTTGGCCATTCGCACAACTGGTCACTTTATAACCCTTTTGTAATAGAAGATTGTGAAAATCATTTAAAAAGGGTAAAAGAAAATCAAAAAATTAATCAATCCTTGCAAAAAAAACAATATTAAAATCAGTGAACTAAATGCGTCATAAAAATTTAAAAAATCAAGTAAAAATACAAGAGGCATTAGCGAAAAAAGCTAATAATCCATATCTTCGTATAATCCCAGAAAATGCAAAGATATTTCAGAAAAATAAAAAAATAGAAATTCATAATAATGTAAGAAATAAAAAATCTATTTTTACAAATTTAGAATCACAAAATCAGAATTTCAAAAGAGAAAAAGAAATTCAATTCTTAACAACCATACCATCTAAAATGGTAAGGCTTGATTTGCCAGAAGCTGGTAGCTTTAATGCGGGAATATTAGATTTAGGCAATAAAATATTATGCGTTTATAGATCAAATGAATATGAATTCGTAGCTTGTTTTTTAAATTATGAATATAAAGTTATAAACAATTTTTATTATAAATTTAAAATGTATGGTGTTACCGATCCAAGAATAATTAGAACTCCTGATAATAAAGTTCTAATGTCTTATTCAATGAAATTTGACAATTGTAATGCTGAAAGTATTGCAGGAACAATTATAATGGATCTAAGTAAATCAGATACTGAAATTTTTGAAGCTGAAACAATTAGGATAAGCCCAAAAGAAATTGTAAGAAGGCAAAAAAATTGGATGCCTTTTGTTCATGAAAAAAAATTATACTTTATTGCAAACATACATCCACATGAGATTTATGAAGTCCACACAGGAAGCATCATAAAATCAGAAAAAAAATATGTAACATCATTTAAAAATAAATGGTTTATGCAGACTGAATTGAGAGGTAATACAAATGCAGTTATCTTGCCAGATGGCAATTATTTGACAACATTTCACACAGTTGCAAGAAACAAAAATTTACATTATTATGATAATGGTTTTTATATTTTTGAAGGCAAGCCACCATTTGTAGTGACGCATATGTCTGAAAAAACATATTTAAAAGCAGAAGATGCTACAGAACCTCATTATAGAAAATCTGGTCTTATACTGTGTACATTTCCAATTGGAATGATCCTTAAAGATAACAAAGTCATTATAAGTTATGGCGACAATGATTCTTGTGTAAAAATACTTGAATCATCCTTAGATGATGTCATGAGCATGATGGTTAAGGTAAACGACAAATAAATCAAAAATTTTTAGTCTGGTTTTTCAAAGTAAAAGCTATAACCTTCCCATCCAGAACCATAAACGGCTCTTTTTGGTGAGTTATCATCCGAAGTATGAAATAATTTTATTCCCTTTGATGCAGTAAATTCATCTACGGATCTTTTTACATTATAGCTTTCATCAGGTCCAGAGGCATAGTCATGACCAGCAAAAATTCCACCCTTCTTAATCTTAGGATACCAAATGTTTAAATCGTTGAGACAACCTTGATAACTGTGATTTGCATCTAAATAAATAAAATCAATATGGTTGTCATAAAACTGATTTACAGCAACATTTGACCACATTTTTAAAAATGAAACATGTTTGTGATTCTTAAAATCTTTTAAAACTTGGTGATATCTTGTAATTTGAACTTCGTTCGATAAATTACATGGGTCATTGTATCCTTCACTTTGATTTTCCCAAAAATCAATTGCAAATAACTTTTGACATGTTTTCCAAGAATCAACAATTTGCTTTGTAAAGTGACCTGCTGCAACGCCAATTTCTACTCCAATCCCATTTGGAAATTTTTTATCGATATACTCAAGTAGTTCTACTCTATTTTTAAAATTTTCACTTAACATAATATCTCCCGTTTGTCCAAGAATCGTTATAAATATCTACTTTTTCTTGAATTGTTTTGCCTTTCATATCTTCTGCTAATATTTGTAAATTCCTGCCTATTTTATATTTAGGTATAATAGTTGATTTATAAGAACTTTTATTTCGAATAAAATCATATGATTCAGAAAAATCATTGTGCCAAATGAAAGAAGACAAATGACATTTTTTGCAGATCCAGATTTGATCTTCCTCAAAAATTTCTATTTCTCCTTTTTCTATTCTATTTTTTATATCAAATCTATTTGGCTCATAAGTATATTGTGCTTTATCGCAAGCCTCACATGGCTTTTTAAATACATGATCAGGAACAATATTAGATCTACCAGAATGTGATCCGTAATAATGATGCAATCTAAACATTTTTTTAGAAAATCTTGCACAAGTAGACCCAAATTTTCTTGCCCTTAAGCAAAAATCCTGATCTTCCCAATGCTCATTATTTGTAAATACTTCATCACAACCATTAATTTCCAACCATTCATTTCTAAAAATCATATAATTGCCATAACAATTAAGTGGCATTAATTTCGCTGATTCATTAATTTCGCTATGTTCTGTCCAAGAGCATCCAGATTCATTTATCTTTGGAATAGAATTCCAATTAACATTATCGCTATTCATATCCCAAATGGAAATAGAATGACCCGTTTGTGGGTGAGCATCCAATACGCTCTTAGGTTCGCAATTGTGAAAATAAAAATCGCAATTAGTGGTTGATTCGGCACAAATTTTTGTGAAGTCTGGTGTTACAAATCTCCAGCAAGACAATCTTACTATTCTATTTGATTCCGAATACACATATGGAGCATTAAATATTGCACAGTCTAATCTTTTAGCTATATTCAAATTAGGTTTGTAAGGAACATGAATGATGTTTAATTTATAATGATTTGCATATTGCGGAATAAGATCTTTTCTTTTAGAGTAGTGAGGGTCTATAGCATAAACATCAAAATCTTTATAATTTTGTTCAGACAAGCATTTCAATTGTGCTTTAAAAAGATAATCTCCTTCAAAGAAGAAAGATGGTGTCATTCCTACTGTAAGATTTGTCATAATAACTTATTTATGTAGGCTAATCAAAAAAATATAATTTTTAAAAAACAAAAAAATATGATACAATAATGATAACTAATTCTTAATTGGGCAATAAAGGATGTCCTTCCAAATTTATAAAAATTTGGTAAATCAAGCAACAATGACATTTTCTGAATTTATTAAAAATGAACACAAAAAAATTCTTGGTTGGTGCGATGAAGATAAGGCACAAAAATTTTACGATATCATTACAGAATCTAAGGCAAAATTATGTGTAGAAATTGGAGTTTTTGGAGGTTCGTCTTTAATTCCACAAGCTCTTGCGATGAAAGATAATAATGATGGAATCGTAGTTGGTATCGATCCTTGGACACATGATGCTGCATTAGAAGACATGGAAAAAGATGAGAATAAAGAATGGTGGTCAAAAATAAATCTAGATGAAATTTATAAAAATTTTACTAGCCAATTAAAATTTTATAAAGTGGATTCATTTTGTAAAATCTATAGAGATAAATCAGAAAATGTAATAAATGAATTTAAAGATGAATCTATTGATATTTTACACATTGATGGAAATCACTGCGAAAAACTTGCCTATCAAGACTCTGTAAGTTATTTTCCAAAGGTTAAAAAAGGTGGATACATATTCTTTGATGATACATCTTGGAGTGAAAACGGAAAAAATATATCAACAGAAAAAGGTTTAAATTATTTATTGCAATATTGTGAAAAGGAATGTATTGTTGGAAAAGATTGTGTAATCTTAAAAAAAAATAATTACAGATAAGATTTTTTTGCGTTGAACATTCATTCGGAAATATAAAGAACAGAATAGAAAATTTTCATTTTTTCTTCATATCCATGACCAAGAGGATGCCACTCTTCAGAAGCTTGCATTTGAACAACTTTTTTGCACATAGCAGCATCTGGAATCCTGTTAAATTTACTTTTGCAAAATTTTATGAAATGAGTTACTAAAACTTCCAAGGAATAAAAACAACCAAGAACAGATACTTCGTTATTCTTTTGGATGGCCAACACATATACACTTTTCTTGTTACTCATGAAACCTTATGCTTTTCATAAATTGATTGATTTTCAAAAAATAATTGTAATTTTATTGTAACATTATGTCAATGTTAATTATTTGCTATTCCAAGCAGCATGACTTTCTTCTCTTCTTTTTTTCAATTCAATATCAATATAACTATTTATTTGTCGATATAAAGGCAAAGATTTGCAAGCAAGCATTAATGGAATTGTTAATTTTTCTATTTTGACTTTATCGTTTTTCAATTTAGCTTGGACATAATCCTGCAAAATAGTTACTGGCACATTTTTAAATTGTGCTATAGTTTTGTTGATAAATTCATCATCCATAGCCCTAATTGGGTTCACATGTGGTGCAAAGTCAAACAATCCTTCAAGATACTGATAAAAAGTTTTCATTATGTTATCCTCGTTTAAATATATATAATATTTTTAACAAAAGATTTAAATCGTTTGACGCTAAATTATTGAATATGAATAAAAATTATTGGTCAATTGAATTGTTGCATCCATACTCGCCATCTTACGAGGATGTAAATACATATAAAGACAATAGAAAAAAAGGAACTACACTTTTACTTGGATGCACTCATAAATTGTTACCATTGAGCGACTTTCAGATGGACATAGATCCTTGGTATGAAGCACCTACTGTAATTGTCAAAGATTGGGTCGATAATGATAATTTCTACAACAATATGATTGGCGATGGAGTTTTGAACTTTACTAAAGATTTGACAGAAAAAATCATTAAAATGTCTCAAAGATATACTGAGGCTTTAATTGTTAGATCTTTCAATAAGAAATTGCCAAATATGAAAATCGCAAATTATTTCCCAACAGAAAACGACTTCGCATTGAAACCAAGTAAAATCTTAAAACATCAAGATTACAACTTTTTTATATGGAATTTTAAAAATGAATCAAATGGAAGAATCTGATCTTAAAGTAACCTTAGAAAAATTCGAAATAGGTCAATGGTCATATAAGCCAAACTTCAACATCATTTCTAAATTTCCAATCATGAGTAAAGAATGTCTTCGAAAAGTAGAAATGAAAAAACATCTATTTACATGCAGCACATCTGGATCTACAGGAGAACCAGTATCGGTAGAAAAAACATATGAAGATTACATCTGGTATATGGCAACTACAGTAAGAGAATTTCTTTGGCGTAAGTGGGATTTCACAAAAAATGTCGCAATAATTAGAGGCGACAATAAAGTGGAAGATTTAGAAACTTGGGGATTACCAAAATTCATAGCACCGATACAAGGCATGACATACAAAATGAATTTCGCACCTATAAGTGTAATTCAATCTTGGTTGGAAGAAAAAAATCCACATTACATTCACTGTTATCCATCTATTTTAAAACAAATCGATTTATCAAAAGTAACAAATCTAATTGATGTAAAAGGCACAGGAGAATTAGGCGGAACTATGTTTTCATCCGAAGAGTGTGGAACTATAGCGATACAATGTCCTGATAACAAAAACAATTATCATGTCATGGAAAATCAAATGGTTGAAGTCGATACTGATGGTAGCATGATTATAAGTACCATGACAAACCCTTACATTAGAAGATATAAAAATGGCGATCATATAGAGCTTGGAGAATGCACTTGTGGAAGAACATTACAAACCATTACAAAAATAAATGGAAGGGTAAGAAATATGTTTGTGCTTCCAAATGGAGATAAAAAATGGCCATTAATTGGAAGTAGAGACTACCATAGTAGATTTGGTATAAAAAAATACAAAGCAATTCAAACATCGATTGATCAATTGGAATTGCAAATCATATGTGAGCCACTTGAAGAAAAAGAAAAAGAATTAAAGGATTTAATTTTAGAATGGTTACAATCGCCAATAAATATAACTATTAAATATGTTTATTCTTTTCCAAACTATAAACATGAGGAGTTTATTTCTTTGGCGGACAAATGAAAAATTTTGAAGAATTATGGGATTACATTAAAGAAGACAATTTGATGGGCTATGAGAAAAGTAAAAATCTTTACGATGAATTGAAAACTACTAAAAATTTAAATGGAAACACAGCAGAAGTAGGAGTATACAAGGGAAAAACTTCAAAATTAATACATTTATTCCATGAAGATAAAAATCATTATTGTTACGATACCTTTGAAGGTGTAGCTCTTTCAGACTCTAATATAGATTTTCATAAAAATGGAGATTTTAATTGTTCGATAGAAAAAACGAAAGATTTCCTCGGAACCGATAATGTCATATATAAAAAAGGAATTTTCCCTTTTACTTTCAAAGAAGAAAAAGAAAAATTTATTTTTGTCCACAGTGATACTGATACTTATGCTGGGGCAAAAGCAACATTAGATTGCTTTTCTAAAATCATTGTTCATAATGGTATAATTTTATTTGATGATTATCATTTTAAAGGCATTGAAAAAGCAATTTATGAATTTTTTCTAAAGAACAAAAATTTTTCATTTAAACAATCTCAATATCAATGCGTTCTTACCAATAAAAATATAAAATTGATTTAACAAATCGATGAAAATTGATATAATAATATCATGAAAATAAATTTAAAATACATCATAAGTGGAACTGGTCGTTGTGGAACAGTTTATATGGCTAGATTTTTCACAGAAATTGGGATTAATTGCGGTCATGAAGCCATTTTTGATAACCATGGCCTAGACATAGCACTTAAAAGAATTAATGGTAATGCTTCAATTGAGACGAGTCATTGTTCTAGATTTGACCTACTGAGATCTAAGCCCATAGAAAATTGGTTTTCTGCAAATAACATAATGGCGGAATCAAGTTACTTGGCTGCTCCTTTTCTGAATCATTCATGTTTTTCTGATGCTAGATTAATTCATGTTGTTCGCAATCCTTTAAAAGTTTTAAGTTCTTTTTTTCTAGATGCTAAATTTTTTGATCCTAAATCTGAAGGTCAGAAGCCTTGGAATTCTTTCGTTTACAGGCATATGCCACATATTGAAATGGAAAAAACCATAATTGAAAAAACTTGTAGGTATATCATAGATTGGAACAGGATGATCGAAAAAAGTAAAATTGAAAAAATAAAAATAAGAATTGAAGATTATCCATATGATTCACTTGCTAACTTCCTTAGATCTAATGCAAAAATAATAAAAAACAATAAAATAAATTCTTGGAAAAATCGTGAAAAAGAGTTAACTATTTTTGATATACCAAAAGGAAAAACAAGAGATGAATTTGTATTCTTTATGAAAGAAAACAAATACACTGTCGATATGGTTACAATTTAAAATTATTTCGTAATAATGATTCTATTTATTTCACTAATTTTAGACCTTAAAGATTCAACTTCGGAAATAAGATCTATATTTTCGGATTTCAAATCCATAGATTGATTTTCAATTTCAACTTGTAAATTTAATTTATCTTTTTTAAGAATTTCTATTTTTTCATATAAATCATTTATTTGAAGATTCAATCTTTCGATTTCATCGTGTAAAGACAAACTATCACTTTTCAACTGTTCGTTTTCATTTTTTAAAGAATTAGATTTGTTGATTTTACTTTGA